CGTGCCCGGGGTGGGTGCGGAGCCCTCGAACATGTCGACCTTTTTCGGGGGCGGAAGCGGCGCGTTTCTGAGGGAGGGCAACCTCTTTCGCCTGGTGGGAAACTCGCTGGCTGGCAACAAGGCGGATACCGCCGACGACGTGCTGGCCAGTTACACGGTGCCGGCATCGAGCTTTGATGCAGCGGGCCGAGGGCTGTGCATCACCGCCCAGGGAAGCACGGGTCCGACCACCAACAATAAGCGCGTCAAGCTATGGTTCGATGCCACGATCTCCTCAGGAGTGGTTACCGGTGGTAGCGTGATCGCCGATACGGGTCCCTGGGTCAACGTGACTACGCCCAACAATAACGTTGGCTGGCAGCTTATGGCTAACGTCTTCAAATACGGTGCTGCTGGTTCAAACACCCAGTACGCACAGGGTACGGCGATCCTCGGCGGCATCCATGGAGGAATCGGTTTGCCGGTTTTTCCGACAGCGGTCGAGTCAGGCGCTATCGTCATTGCCCTGACGGGCTCGTCCAACACGACCGGGACCGCCAATGATGTGGTAGCCACCTGGTTTGAAATCAATGCGATGAATTGATCGGATAACAGACATATGTTTGAGAAGACAATATTGCGGTGGCCGCCTCAACCCAGCACGGTTATCGGCTTTGGCATCCTCGCGGGCTGCGTCTGCTATTTCATTACGGGAGACCCCGTCTGGGCGGGGGTCGCCGCCGGGGTTGTCAAGATACTCGTTCCGGACAATTCGACGGCGGCGAGGCAGGTGTTTGGAGCAATCACCGCACTCGCACAAGCGGTGGGCCGGCCGCTCCCGACGCTAGCGCGGCCATTGTCTGCCAGGCCTGCTGATCAGGGCTCGAGTCCGAGATTAACCTGTCCGGAGTCGGCGAGAAAATGACCAGCGATCGTCAGTATTCGCACGGCCGACTGGCGAGGAGTTCATAATGCGGCTCTACGGCGCAATCCAGAAGGTCGAGCCTCAAGCCGACGGAACTGTGCGGGTGCACGGGATCGCGTCTTCTGAGGTCACGGACGACCAGGGTGAGATCGTTCGGGCTGACGCGATGCGCGCAGCAATCCCGGACTACATGCATTTTCCCGCACTGCGCGAAATGCACCAGCTCTCGGCCGCCGGAACGACGCTCGAAGCAGAAGTCGGTGACGACGGGGCAACCCGGATTGTTGCCCATGTTGTCGACCCCGTCGCGGTCGCGAAAGTCAGGAACCAGGTCTATCGCGGCTTCTCGATCGGTGGCCGAGTCACACAACGGGAGGCGGGCAATCCGAAAATTATTACTGGCCTGGTTCTCAACGAAATCTCGCTCGTCGATCGCCCGGCAAACCCAGAAGCAGTTTTCGACTGCTGGAAAGCCATCGCAGGCGTCACTGAACAAGGTCCCGCGGATTTGGCGCCGACCATGGTATCGCCGGCGCCCGCGCGAGAACCCGTCAATCCTCCGATCCAGATCTGGGCATGCGGCATGCCTGATCACCATCACCGCGCGAAGGGTGATGCGGTTAAGTGTCTCGAAACGCAGGCACTCCGCGCAGCAGGGGCACGCTTGCCGCCGTCATCACAGGCGACTCCCAGGTCACGGCCGGGGGGTGAGCACGAAGCCGACTGCGCTACCGGATCTGAAACCGCGATCGATGCACCAAGAAAGGCGATCGAAACGGCTGAAGGGGCGCTCGCGAAAACCGAAGGTCGGAATAGAAGTGAAGAGCCCGGCGGTTCACCGGGACCTCGTCGCGAGGTAGACTACGCCGATCCCGGATACCAGTCGGACGGAAAGCATCGCTATCCGATAGACACAGCTCGACACATTCGTGCTGCTTGGAGCTATATCAACAAGCCCAGCAATGGGGGACAATACAGCGCTGAGCAAGTCAAGCGTATTAAAGCCAAGATTATCGCTGCCTGGAGGGAGAAGATCGATATCGAGGGACCGCCCTCGGCCAAGAGTGACGAAGAGGCATCTTCCGCAGGGCTATCCAAGGCGCTTTGCGATGTAGCTCGCGTGGCTCAAATAATTTACGAACTCGACTGGCTGCAGGATGCACTCGAGGTTGAGGCAGCGATCGAGGGCAACGACTCGTCACAGCTGCTTCGGCTCCAGTCGAGCATCAGCGAACTGTGCGACTTCCTGAACGCGTTCGTGGTCGAGGACATGGATGAGCTACCAGGCGACGCCCCAATGGATGACGAGTATCGGTCGCAGCGCCCTTCCGAATTGCTCGCTATGGCCGCCAGCACGCCGGAAGTCGCGCGGATTGGCACTCTCCTCAAAACAGGGAACCCCAAGATGCAGAAACTCGCCGCCGCTTTTCTCGCCAAAGCTAAGCACTCGCAAGGTGACCAAGTGCTGGCCGATATGGCCTTCTACGCTTGCGACAAGTGCATGAAGATCGGCGGCATGTCCATGCAGGAAGAGGCGCACATTGCCGAGGCTTGCGACCATCTGAGCAAGGCCAGCGCTGTGCCGCTAGGCGCGCCGATCCTCGAGACGTCGGGTGATCTTGGGCATGTGGCGCCGCAGTTGCGTCCGCCTTTGTCGGATTTCTGCCCCGGTGATAATGCCACGGTGCACAGTTCAACAGCGTCGGGAAGTGTTGCATCGACGGGTGACAGACGCAACCGCTCGCACCAGAACCTAATGGATATTGCTCACGAATGTATCAGCAAGCTAACCGGCGGCATGGCATGTTTTGGGGTCCTACCGAGTTCCAATTTGGGACCGACGCCTATCGGGAGCGCCAACACTGAAGAGGTCTCAAAGGCTGGTGCGCGCCATTCCGTCGAAACGATGGTACACCTGCGCACAGCGCACCGTCATCTGGTCGCCGCCGGCGCCGAATGTAACGCCGCGGGGGCCGGCGAGGAAGTGCGCCAGGGCACTGAATTCGAGTCAGTCAAAGCTTTACGGGCAGGAGACCTTGCCAAGGCGCTGGCCGGCGAACAGGCGGAAAAGACAGCGCTGGTTAAGGCGCTCAGCGAAATGGTGCCACTGCTCGACCGGCTGTCGAAGCGGGTCGACGACATCGCCCGCACTCCGCTTCCGCCGTTGACGATCGCCAGAGGCGCCGTCTCGGTGTCGAAGCAACAAGATAGCGATAATACTGGCAGCGCCAGTGGCAGCCTGCTCTCGCCGGAGGCGATAGCGACTGTACTTGCGAAGATGAGCAAGGAGGAGCAGACCCTCACACTAATCAAGGCGAGCTACGCCAATCCGATCACAGTACACGGTCCAGCAACAAGCGAACGCTGAGAGATACCAGACCAACACATTTCCTCAGGCCTCGCCGCGGAACTCTGTTTCGCATAACGACGACAGCGCAAGTGTCAACTTGTCCTGTAGTCGCGAAGCCGTCACCGAGCCCGGTCTTTGACCGGGCTTTTTACTGCCCCCCTTTGGGAGGACCTTTCGATGAATTCGATAACGCAGGAATCGCTGGAGCTCCTGAAGGGCGCTTTGGCCCAACCGAATGACACGCTCGCCAAGTCGATCTCGACTGCGACGGGCCTCCTCGCGTATGATCTTCAAGCACCGGCCAAGAACCTCTACCCGTTCGTAACCCCGATCCGCAACGTGATGCCACGCGTCGGCGGCGGCACCGGCTCGGCGACAAATTGGCGGCAGGTCAGCGCGATAATCGGTTCCGGCTTCGACTGCATGGGCTGGGTACCAGAAGGCCAACGCTCGGGCCAAATGTCTTATTCGACCTCAAGCAAATCAGCCACTTACGTGACGATTGGCGAGGAGGACGCGGCGACCTTCGAATCGATTTCGGCGGGCCGCGAGTTCGAGGATATTCAGGCGCGAATGACCTTTCGACTACTGCAAAAGATGATGCTCAAGGAGGAGATGGCAATCCTCGCTGGTAATGCCTCGCTGTCCCTAGGCATGCCCGCTACCCCGACCTTGTCGGCATCGGGTAGTGGCGCGACGCTTCCGTCGGGAACCTACTTCGTAAAGGTCGTCGGCCTAACCCTCGAAGGATACCAGAATTCGACCGTAGTGAACGGCGTTGCTACCTCGAAGACCGTCTCGGGCGCCGATGGGAAGAGCTATATGCTCTCCGGCGGCTCGTCGAACATCAGCTCAGAGGCGAGCCAGGCAGTAACCCTTGGCCAGACCCTCTTCTGTAGCTTGGCCGCCATGCCGGGAGCGGTTGCCTATGCCTGGTATATCTCGACGGCGACCGGGACCGAGACCTTGCAGGCGATCACGACGATCAACAGCCTTGCCGTCACTGCTCCGCTCAGCAGCGGTAACCAGTCACAGTCAGCGATCACCGCAGACAATTCAGCCAACCCCAGCTATGCCTATGATGGGCTGCTGACTACTGCGCTCAAGCCTGGGTCAAACGCCTATGTCAACATCATGCCGACCGGAACAGCCGGCACAGGGTCGCTGCTGACAGCGTCGGGCCGTGGCTCGGTCGTTGAAATCGACACGATGTTCCAAAAGATGTGGGACAATTTCGAACTATCGCCGACCGTCCTCTATGTCAATTCCCAGGAGCTGAAGAACATCACCAGCAAGGTGCTGTCGAGCGCCTCGGGTCCATTGCTGCGGTACGACTCGCCGGCCGATGGGAGCCAGGGTGAATATCAGGTGACTGCATCTGGGGTGGTGCAGTTCTACTACAACCCCTTCGCGCTCGAGGGCGGGCTTCGGATCCCGATCAGGATTCATCCGCGCGTGCCCCCGGGCACGATCATCGGTTGGGCCGAGAACCTGCCGATTCAGTACCAGTCGAACGAGGTGCCGAACGTCGCCGAGCTTAAGACGCGGCAAGACTACTACCAAATCGACTGGCCCCTCGTCACACGCCAGCGTCAAGTCGGCGTCTATGCTGAGGAAGTTTTGGCCGTTTATGCACCGTTCGCAATGGGTGTCATCTACAACATTGCCAACGGTTGATACAGGCTCATAACGGCGTCTCTGACCTGGTCGTATTACCGACCGTCTATTCCGGTGTAGGACGCCGTTAGGCACGGCAGGAGCGGTAGCCGCACGATTTCCACGGAGTCGTGCGGACGCTGCGCAAGGCCCCGTAAAACTGTTCCACAATGGCGGCTTGTCGTTCACAGCAACGCAATGTATTGGCGGCGAGTGATGAAATGGCCCCGAGGGTTGACACGATGACCACCGATCAGCCTATGACTGTCGCCATCACCTCCGATGATCCCGTGTTCAAGGTGATGCAAGAGATCAACCGGGCTTTTTTTTCCGCGGCTCAATGTATCGGAGTGCCGGCCGCGTTGGAGGGGCTCGCCAATATTCTAGTCATAAACCTCGCCGCCGGTTATGGGGAAAAGGCGGCGATGGCAACGCTCGGCGATATTGCTAGAAATGCGAGACCAATCGCTAGGATGTGGAGCGCCGTCGCTGTCGCGGCGGATCATGAGCCAGGACATGCGTGATGGCTAACTTTGCTTCTCCCGGAGCAAGCTTTGGCGACCTGACAACGCTCACCGATGTCAAGGCGTGGCTGCAAACCGGGCAGAGCGCCTTTCCGACGACTGACGATGCACTGCTGACGCGTCTAATCACGGCCGCGAGTCAATTCATTCAGACGTGGTTGAATCGGCAAATCTCCTCGCAGGACTGGATCGAGATTCGAGATGGCATCGGCGGCCCCGTCAGTCCGTACGAAATGCGATACCAATTCGCGACATTTCCGGTGAGTGCCGTTAGCCTGGTTGTCGTCGACGGCCTGACGATTCCTCCGATCCTACTTTCCCAATCGGCGCAGCCCGGCAGCGCTGGTGTCAGCAACTTCGCGATCCAAGAGGGGTACCTTTTCACCCCGACGCAGCTCGTCATCAGAGGTTACGCGGTACCGCGCAAGGCCGGATGCGTGACCCTGCAATACACTGCGGGCTATTCCGTAATACCGCCGGACCTGGCACAGGCCTGCATCGAGCTCGTGGCGCTGAGGTACCGCGAACGCAGCCGCATTGGCGAGGTTGCGCGGGCGATCGGCGGTGGCGAGACCGTGTCGTACTCGCAAAAGGACATGAGCGACTCGATAAAGACGCTAATCCAGGCATATCGGGTGGTCGCCCCGATCGGCGGATTCCTGTTTCCGGCACCAACCCAAACAGATACCGCGACACTCGCCGGTGCCGTGTGATCACCGCCTATCTCGTTGGCGACCAGCAGTTGCTGGAGCGACTGAGCACACTGCCGGACGCGGTTAATTCGGGGCTCCTGCGCGCGATCACCCAGCTTGGGATCGAGCTCCAGCGCGACGTGCAGCAAAACAAGCTCAGCGGGCAGGTGCTCAGAAGCCGCACCGGGTCACTGAGGTCGAGCATTGACCTCCGGATCGATCAGAACGGCGGCGCCATTGCCGCGAGCGTTTTTAGCGACAGCAGGTATGCCGGCGCACAGGAATACGGTTTTTCTGGAACAGTAAGTATCAGAGCCAGTTTGCGGCGCATCACGGAGGCCTTTGGTCGACCGATCGCGGGGAAGACGATCAATATGCGGAGCTACAATCGCGGTATGGATCTCCCCGAACGCTCATTTCTGCGCTCGGCGCTTGAGGACATGAGGCCGGCGATCTGCGAAGAGGTGGAGACAGCTCTAACCGAAGCGGTGTCGCGATGAGTCGCCACAGTCCCCGCGATCGGAGCAGGACCGATGATCATCCGTGAATCGATCTATGCGGCGCTCTGGACCCTCGGGGCCGGCGCTGCAAACTTCGCCAGCGCCAATCGTCGGCTGCGACATTGGGCCGATGTGGCCCCGTCGGAACAGCCTGCGCTGTTCATGGCGGAAAAAGGCGGGCACGCCGTAACCAAAGCTCTGGGATCCCCGATCGCTTGGATGCTCTACGCCGATTTCTACGTCTATGTCCATTCGAGCGATCCCTACCTGGCGCCCGCAATGCTTCTGAAC